AAGGGACGAAAAACCTCCAGAAGCCAACCTACGAGGAGCCGAAAGAGATTAAAAGAAACTACTCTGAGCACAATCCGCCGAGGCCACCGAAAGGATACATATTTGTGGAGAGTAAAGCCACCCAGTATGGATACCTCTACTTTAAATATGTAAAAGAGCCGCCCAAAAAGCACAAAAGAAAAAAGGAGTAAACGGATAGCCTTTTATGAGGTTTACGGAGCCTTGTAAATGCGTAAAGTTTTAGAGCCATCGAAAGGAGAAGAAACATGAAAGGTCCGAAAGTGAAAATCAGCACAGGAAGAATCAACATCGAAGTAGCAATGGAAAGCAGCGAACAGGCAGACTGGCACGCCACCCAACTTGCATCCATACTGTTTCAAGCTTTAGAAGAAGAGCAGGAAGAAGTTACCACGGAACCCGAAGAGACTATGCCAGAAGAACAGAAGAAAGAGCAGGAGGATGAGTTGCCGGAAGAACTCCCAGAAGAATCTTTCGAAATTGACGAAAATATTCGGGGGGGGGGTAGAAACAGAAAATGCCCCTGACGAAAAGAAAAAAGTAAAGGGATTTGTTTACATCAAGTGCATCCACTGCGGAGCGATCAGCGGGAGATGCCTTAAAAATCAGGCAGATCACTTTACCTGTCCGGAATGCGGAAAAGAAACAGAACTAGACGATCTCAGAGAGTTGTCCGTAAATTGCGAGTGCGGGAAAAGATTTTTTTATCAAACCAACTTAAAAATCAAAATGTTTGATATCAACTGCTTGGAATGTGGAGCACCAGTAGCGGTTTTTTGGAATGATAAAAAAGAGAAATATGAAACAATGAGAAGGTAAATGGATGAAATATGGCAGAACCGAAGCGGATGAGCAGAAGGCAGTGATCCAGTGGTGCATCCTGATGGAGGGAAGATGGCCGGAACTGGAATATCTCTATCATGTTCCGAACGGTGGCAGCCGATATGCCAAAGAGGCAGCTCATCTCAAAGCACAGGGAGTGAGGCCAGGGGTTCCGGACTTGGAGCTCCCTGCGGCCAGAGGAGCCTATACCGGGTTACATATCGAGCTCAAGCACGGGAAAAACAGGGTATCAAAAGAGCAGGATCGATTTTTAACAGCTCTCAGAGAGATGGGGTGGTGTGCGGTGGTTTGCTATGAGGCAGAGCCTGCCCAAAAAGTAATCCAAGAGTATATGCAGTTAAAGCCAGGCCAAAAACTGGCCTGTGATACGGCACCCAAATATCCAGTTTTAAAATAATAAAATCTAAAGGAGTACAAGGACATGACAAAGCAAACATTAGAAAGGCTCAACGAAATGCAACAGGCAATCGCTGTTTGCGAATGTGTTATCAACGATATCGCAAACGGATATGAGCTTCAGCTCAAAACGCCCAGAACGGAAGAAGAAGTCCCAGACTTTATGCGAGAGGACCTGAAAAATATGCTTGCAGTTTTACTCGAAAGCTACCAAGCAGAATTTGAAAAGCTATAAGGGAGGGAGCAGCCATGAAAGCAATCATCAAAAAACCTTTTGAAAAACCCAAGGTAATTGAAATCGAAAACGAGCTTTCCGCCCTGCAGGAAGCTGTAGGAGGGTACATCGAGGTGTTGCCAATCGCCGAGGACATCTGCGTACTCTGCAACGAGGAAGGCAAGCTCTTGGGGCTCTCGCACAACATAGTTTTGTGCGGAGATATCCTCGTGGGCACAATCCTCATTGTAGGAGTAGCGGGAGAGGAGTTTTGTGATCTCCCAGACTTTATGATTACGCTGCTGATGGGGGACAACGATGATTAGAGAGGCGAGAGATCCAATCCGGCATCTGGAGCCGCAGACGCAGCTGATCGCCGCAAGCATCCGGCACGAAATCCATATTGTGGCCGACGCCATCATCGACAAGGTGATTTGGCAAGAATGCAATTTGGATGTACTGGCATGGAGCTTGCCCGAAATCGTGGATGCGATTGCAAAGGTAAACATAAAGCGCCTGCCAGAAATCAGTAAGCAGGAAAAAGCCGGGTTATGGATCCACATTAAAATTTACGCAAAAAAGGAGGTCCGCCGATGCTACGCAGAGTGTCGGCGGCGAAGAAGAAAATGACACACAACTCAGTTGCAATCGAACACCTCAAAGAGTGGCTGCTCGAACAAGCACTTAAAAAGAGCACCTCAAACAGAATGAGCGGCTTCCTGTATGAGGCCTACGAAGTAATCCAGCAGCTTCAGGCGGCACAGAGATGGCGAAATCCGAAAAAAAGGTTGCCGGATCCATATATTGGAGTGCTGGCAATCGTATCTGGCAAGCCGCACCCCAATATCACTCTGGATCGGGTTTACTGCATAGCAGAGTACATCCCGGATGAGGGATGGATTGTGAGCGAGTACCCGGAGTGTACGGATTTAGAGATTTTAGCATGGATGCCGTTGCCGCCAGCCCCAGAACTTACAAAGCAGGAGGAATAAAATGCAAATTGAAAACATCATCAAATCCTTGCGCCGGATGGCGGTAAACACGGGCACCCTGAATTGCCTTGGGTGCGGATTTGAGCACAACTGCGGTATTCATGGGTGCAGGGTACTCAGAGAGGCCGCGGACAAGCTGGACGAGCTGCAGAAAGAAAAAGAAGCTTTAGTAGCGGATTTAAAAAAGCTGGAAGAAACAGGAGAAATGTGCATCCTTTGCAGCCACTGCTGTGCCGGAGGAAAACCAATCTATCAGCAGAGCGACGATTATCTGGAATACTGTACATCCTGTGATGAGGGGTACAGCAACTTCAGTTGGCGGGGAGCTCCGGACGAAAGGACAGATTCCGGTCTGCTGGAGGAGTAGGTATGAGCAATAAAAATCTTAGGCGTTTGTCCGTTTTGGTAAACTCGCAGACGGAGTACCACCTGCGGCAGCTTGCGCAGCTCGCAGGGCACAGGGAGATCGGAAGAGAGATCGATAAATTGGTTCGAGAAAAGATGCTCAAAGGAGGTGGCACCAATGGAATACCAAGAAAAAATCGAGCAGCTGAAGCTGTACCGGTTGCTCGATGCAAAAATCGAAAGCCTCACGGAGGAGATGCAAACATGGAAGGCCAGAGCCACCAAAATCACCAGTGCTATCTCACCAGAGCCAAAATCCCACGGTAGCGGCAACCAAATGCTCTTGTGCATCGATCGCATTTGCGAAATCGAGGAAGAAATCGCAGAATCAACAGCCAAATTGCAACAGAGCAAGCATCAGATTGAGGAGGCAATCAACTCCTTGGAGGATGCAACGGAGAGAGATGTGCTCTGGTACCGATACATAAAAGGCCTTACATTCGAAAAAATCGCCGTAGAGATGAACTACTCTTGGCGGCATATCTTTCGGAAACACAAGCAAGCGATAGTAAAAATAAATCTCAAAAAGATGGCGTAGAATGTCATACTCCCCGTGTGGTATCATTAAGATACAAAGTTGTAAACACAAAAGGAAAAAACGCGCCAACTACTTTCATGTTAGACACTCCTTAAACAGAAACCCCGCTTACCTTTCGGCAGGCGGGTTTTCTGTTGGGGTTATTTTGTATCTTTCATGGGTAAAGGACCGTATTCCCGTTCCATTGCCTCCTGGGTGATGATCCATTGTTTGCCAAACTTTTTTACATCAATGTTTTCTTTGAGTTTTCCGTAGGTAACGGCTTTGCGCAGGGTGCTTTCATTCAGGCCCCAGAGGTCAGTTGCCTCCTTGAAGGAAAGTAAACCGTCGAATGGGTTGTTCATCAAGATTTCTCCTTTCGAAAACTGAGAATTAGACAAACGGCGAGAAGAACAAATTTGATCCAGTCCAGAACAGACGGATTTGCAAAATCCCCATCCAGAATGTTTAGGATGACCAGAGCAATAAGCAAAATACGGAGTGTTTTGACTTTCATTTTCTTCGTGGATGTGGTATAATAAAAGCCCCAAGAGGGGGGCGGGAGTTTCCTCCCGCCTGGACTTACTTTTTTCTTCGTTTCTTTTTTCCTTTGAGCTGCTGGGCTGTGAGGATTAAAACGAGGATTTCAAGTAAGTCCTTTGTTATTTCTAACAGGCTTTTTATTTGTTCATCCACTTTGTTCACCTCCTTTCATTGATTATATTATATCACTATATCGTGATATTGTCAATACATTTTTGAAGAAAAATGGCTTATTTATGCGAAAAAATTCAATATTTTCAGCCGGATTCAGATGATGAATACCGGTTTTTTTTATGCCGTTTTCCACCTTCAGCCCCGAGAAAGGTGAAAAAATAGATGATTGAGAAAAACAAAATTTACAACACAGACTGTCTTGCAGGAATGGAGGGAATAGCAGATAAATCAATCGATATGATTTTATGTGATTTACCGTATGGAGTCACCGATTGTCGATGGGACAGCGTGCTACCGTTTGATAAACTCTGGGAGCAGTACGAGCGCATCATCAAAGATAATGGCGCAATCGTACTCACGGCAATCCAGCCGTTCACAACAGCACTCATCCAAAGTAATCGAAAATTGTTCCGCTACTGTTGGTATTGGCATAAAAACTGTCCGACAGGATTCGCCAATGCCAAGAAGCAGCCGATGCGTTGTATCGAGGATATTGTAATTTTTTACAAAAATCCACCAATTTATAATCCACAAGGGTTAATTCGGCTGGATAAGCCGATTTACCATAAAGGCAGCAACAAGTGCGGGGAAGTATACAGCCACGGACTGGGATCCGATTTTGTGACAGAGTACACCAACTATCCCCGCAACTTGCTGTCCGTAAAATGCGAAAGAGGATTGCACCCAACGCAAAAGCCAACAGCCCTGTTTGAGTATCTGATTCGCACATATACCAATGAGGGGGCGCTTGTGCTTGATAACTGCATGGGCAGCGGCACAACCGCTGTGGCTTGCATCCGCAGCGAGCGTGATTTCATTGGATTTGAGCTGGATGATAAGCACTTTGATACAGCCAGCAAGCGTATCGAGGATGAGCTTACCCGGAGGAAAAAGGTACTTCCTGCCCCCGCCGGGTAAGCGGGTACGAAAGAAGCGCGGAAATTGCCTCCGGATAAGGTAAAAAAACTAGGGTAAGAAGGTAAGAATTCGCGAAGAATAGAAAAACGCATATATTAAGAAGTACAGAGGAAACGAAATGATGAGAATTTAGGGCAAAATTTGTTACCTTGGAGGTGGTCGTTTGGGTAACAATTTTCGAGTGAAAAAAATCAACGGAAAAACCTGTATCCAAACAGCACTTTTAGCGGAGCTTTTTGGGGTAACACAGAAAACGCTCGCTTCCTGGGCAAAGGATGGATGCCCGAAAGCAGATCGCGGTTGGTGGGCTTTGCAGGATGTGATTGCTTGGCGGATTGATGGCACCGGAGCAGATGCAGACTTGGAAAACATGTCGCTCAAGGATCAAAAAACCTACTGGGAATCCAAACTAAAAAAGGCACAGACTGAAAACCGAGAGCTGGAAAATGGAATCAAACGCGGCGATTACATCGAAAAAAAGGTGGTAGCGGAAGAGCTGACCGCCTTTTTTGTTGCCCTCAAACAGGCAATGATGCTGCTGCCGCGCAAGATTGGTATCTTGGCATCGGTATCAGTAGATATAGACACAGCAAAAAGCATTGAACATGAAGTAAGGGAGGTGGTGCATGATGCGCTCGCGGAATGGTCGCAAGGTAAACTATCCACAATGGATGCAGGAGAGTCTGAAAACACTGAAGCCGCCGGAAAAGCTGACAGTTAGCCAGTGGGCGGACCAAAACAGGATTATCCCATCCGGCACATCAAACCAGCCTGGTCGATGGAAAACTGAAAAAACCCCATACCTCAAGGGAATCATGGATGCTTTTTCCGATGACCGAATAGAGGAAATTGTTTTTATCAAATCTACCCAGGTGGGCGGAACAGAAGCAATCCTCAACATCATTGGTTACATCATCGACCAGGATCCGGCATCCACGCTGGTGGTATATCCATCGGAGGTGCTGGCGGAGGACATCTCCAAAAACCGAATCCAGCCAATGCTTCGGGCAACCCGGCCGCTGGCAGAACGCTTTCGGGAGGATGATAGTAAACTGCTGGCCTTGCAGTTTGATGATATGTATCTGCCGCTTACCGGCGCGAACTCAGCAGCATCACTGGCATCCAAACCGGTACGCTTTGTGCTGATGGACGAGGTGGACAAGTATCCGCCGCGCTCCGGAGGCGGCCGAGAGGCAGACCCTATCTCTCTGGCAAAGGAGCGTACCAACACCTTTTCTTACAACAAAAAAATTTTTATCACCTCCACCCCGACTCTGAAAACCGGATCGATCTGGAAGGAATGGGAGAGCTGCACCTGGAAACTCTTTTACTATCTGCCGTGTCCGCACTGCGGGAAATATCAGAGATTGAGATTCCACCAGATAAAATTTGCCAAAGAGGGCACCAAAACCCAGCGGGCAGATACAGCCTACTATGAGTGCCCGTACTGCCAGGGGCATATCACCGATGCAGATAAACAAAAGATGCTCCGGCAAGGGAAGTGGATGGGCGAGGAAGAGCTGGAAGGGGTAAAACCCAGCCGGAAGAAAACAGGGTTTGCAATCAACGCAATTTACTCCCCGTGGCTCTCGCTATCGGATGTAGCTTATAAATGGCTGGACGCCCAGGGCGACCAGGAGAAGATGCAGAACTTTGTCAACTCCTGGCTGGGGGAACCGTGGGAGGATGTCAGCAGCACCGCCGGAGCACAAAAAGTGCTGGACAACCGTGGGGTGCTCACCCGTGGCATCGTGCCGGACTGGGCACAGATGATTACCTGCGGGGTGGATGTGCAGCAAACCTGCCTGTATTATGCGGTGGATGCCTGGGGGAAGGGGAAGAAAATCTATCACCTGGATCACGGCTGCATCAAGGGGACTGATTTTAATACCTTGTGGGACATTATCAATCAAACCTATTACAACGAGCGAGGGCAGGATTGGTACATCGACTTGGCACTAATTGACTCGGGCGACCAAACTGATACCGTGTATGACTTTTGCTACCTGCACTTTCCGCTGACGGTGCCGGTGAAGGGTTCATCCCGCCCGATTCCGGCGAGGTTCCGCCGGAGCGAAATCCAAAAAGAGGATAGCGTAGCCAAAGGACTCAGCCTGATTGTGTGTGATGGCAGCTATTACAAGTCGATGCTCTATGCCAAAATCAACGCAGTGGATGGCAGTTTCCAGGTGTTTGATGGCGTGGATCAGGAGTACTGCGAGCAGGTGACCAACGAGCACAAGGTTTTTGAGCGCAAAAACGGAGTAGAGAGCTGGGTGTGGCAAAAGAAAACCAGCGATGCCCAGAACCACTATCTGGACTGCGAGGTGTACGCTTCCTGCGCTGCCGATCTGATGGGAGCTTTTGCTCTGTTGGAGGAGCCGGTGGAACAGCCGGATCCGGAGATAAACCCCGAACCAGAAGAAAGAAATTGGGAAGATGATGCCTGGGATGGTGATGATTGGGAGGATGATTGGGATTGAGTGATTTAAAAGCAAGGTATGACAAGCTGCTTGCGGCCGTGGAGGCCATCGAGTGCGGAGCCCAGAGCTACACCATCGATGGCCAAAGCGTTACAAAGGCAAATCTTGCCACACTATACCGGCGGATCCAGATGTTGGAAAGCCAAATCCGCCAAGAAAACGGAGAAAATCTCTCGGTGGTAGATTTTGCAGATAGGGGGTAGCGGCCGTGGGTGTATGGCAAAATCTCAAGATGCGATTTTTAAAACGCAGCGGATATGACTCTGGCACTTTTGCCCGCGGCGGAGAAAACTGGATGCCGATAGATGGCCGGGCTGAGGATATCAATGTGATGTCGCGCGATACAATTCGCCACCGGGCCAGAGACTTGGAGCGCAATGCAGATTATGTTGAGGCTGCCATCCTTGCCATGGAGCGCAATGTGGTTGGTTCTGGGATTCGATTGGACTGTAAGCTGGAGGATACCGAGCTGGAAAGAAAAATCGAAACTCTCTGGAAGATGTGGTGCCATGCAGAGCACTGCGATGTAACGGGGAGATTGTGCTTTTGCGAGATTCTCAAGATGGCCGTCCGCCGGATGATGGTGGATGGAGGGCTGCTGATTGTTGCGACCTACAGCAAAAACGCAAGATTTCCGCTTCAGCTCCAAATCAAAGAGGTGGACGAGCTCAACACAGGAATCTTATATCACGGAAAAAATCAAGTGGTCGGAGGCATCGAAATTGATGCAAGCAATCGTCCGGTTGCCTATCACTTTACCGTATACGATATATACGGCGAAACTGGTAAAACAGTGCGAATCCCGGCCGACCGGGTAATTTACCTCAACCGCATCAAGCGCACCTCGCAGATAAGAGAGATATCCAGCTTTGCAAACGTGCTTTCGCGCCTGCGGGACTTAAATCAGTTTTTAAACGCGGTATCAGTAAAAGAGCGAATGCTTGCCTGCCTTGCCGTTTTTGTGAAAAAGGTAAATGCAGCTATGGGGCTGGGCAGAAACCAGAAGGTGGATAAGGAAACTGGAGCCAAAAAGCGCAAGCTGTCCCCGGGAATGATTATGGAGCTGGATGCGGGAGATGAAATCCAAGTGGTAAATCCATCTGGGCAGGCATCCAATGCAAAGGATATGGTATCGATCTTGCTGAGGGCTGTATCATCGGCGATGGGCCTAAGCTATGAGGCAGTATCCCGCGATATGTCGCAGTCAAACTATTCTTCGGCGCGGCAAAATCTGATCGAGGACCGAGAAACCTACCGAGAGTGGCAGCACTATCTATCAGAGCATCTCTGCCGGAAGGTATATCACTGGTGGTTGGACAGCTGCATCATGGCAGGGATGCTGGAAATCCCGGATTATTTTAGCAACCGCGATCTGTATCTCGAGTGCCAGTGGATTGCGAAGGGTATCAGCTGGATTGATCCGGCCAAAGAGGCCAGAGCTAACCGAACAGCTATGATCAGTTACCAGACAACCTTAGAGGAGGTAGCGGCAGAGCAAGGTAAGGATTGGCGAGAAATCTTGGAACAAAGAGCAAAAGAGGAAAAATTGATGAAAGAGTTAGGATTAGAGGTGATACAGGATGGATACAGCAAACAAAAAGAAACCACCCCTCAAGAAGAATAGTTTTCGCACCATGCCGGTGCAAATTCGAGCTGTTTCGGAAGAAGAAAGGGAAATCGAACTTTCGTTTTCCTCTGAAAATCCGGTAGACCGCTGGTTTGGACCGGAAATCCTGTGCCATGATGAGGGATGTGTGGATTTAAGCCGGCTGGAAAACGTGGGCTCGGTCCTTTTTCATCATGGCAAGGATCCAGTATACGGCAGCTTGCCGATTGCAAAAATCAAAAGCATTTCCGTCGATGGAGAAACCAAGCGAGGGAAGGCGGTCGTTGTTTTCGACGAAGACGAAAAGAGCGACTTAATCTATCAAAAAGTAAAAAGTGGAAGCTTAAAGGGAATTTCCGTTGGATATATTGTGAACGCATACGAGGAAGTGAGGACTGGAAAGACATCCAGTAATGGGCGTTTTACCGGTCCTTGCTATGTAGCGGTACGCTGGGAACCCTTGGAAATATCCTTTGAGCCTGTACCGGCCGATGGAGATGTTGGAGCCGGAAGAAATCAAGATCCAGAAGGAGAGGGAAAAAGTATGGGAAATGAAAACAATCCAACCACACCAACCGTAACACCAGAAGGTACTGGAGGCCAGAGAGGAACAGAGCCAACCGCATCTGCACCGGCAACACCGGCCGCACCGGCGGCACCGGCAGCTCCCGTCACCCCAACCAGAAGCGCAGCAGAAATTGAGCGCGAGAGATGCTCGGAAATTTACTCGATTTGTCAGAGATTTCAGGTGGAACCAGAGGAGTATATCAAGGGCGGCACCCCTATCGACCAGGTAAGAGCTGCTATCCTGGATAAGCTTGAAAAGAGCAACAAACCACTTACCTCGCATGTGCAGATGGTAGCAGACGAGGAGGACCGATACCGCGATGCTGCCAGAGATGGACTGCTGATGAGAATGGGCGAAATCGTAGAAAAGCCAGCCGAAGGCGCAGAGAACTTCCGCGGCATGAGCTTGCTCCAGCTGATGGCAGACTGCGCTATGAGAAGCGGCGTAAAAGATGCACACCGAAAATCCCCAGATGAGCTTTGGAGGGATATGGCACAGCAGGAGCGCGGACAGTTTGCCGACAGCAATGCTTTTATCTCCATCGTAAACTCTATCATGGGCGCAACCATCGCAAGAGCTTACAACACAGCACCTACCACCTACCAGCACTGGACCAGCGTGGGTTCCAATCCGGATTTTAAAAAAGTAAAGCGCTTCCGACTGGCTGCCAACGGCGAAATGCAGGAAATTCCGGAAAATGGAGAGTTTAAGGCGGTATCCGGCATGGATGAGGGCGTGGACACCGGGCTCAAAACCTACGGTAAAAAATTTGGCTTCAGCCGCCAGACTATCATCAATGATGATCTGGGCACAGTGGCCAGACTGATCACCGCACAGGTAAGAGCCAACCAGAGATTTATCAACAAGCTTTGCTATCAGATGCTTACCAAAAACGGCAAAATTTATGATGGCAAAAATCTGTTTGTCGCTAACCATGGCAACCTGATGACTGCAAACGCTCCATCTATCGCATCCCTCAACGAGTTTATCGTAAAAATGGCGATGCAGAAGGACATCAACGACACCGATGTGCTCAACATCACACCAAGATTCATCTTGGCACCAA